GCCAAGCCACAGCTCCGACACCTGCTACTTCGTTTTTATGAAGCTTGTCCAAAGTCATCTCCCAAAGATACGTCCACTTTACTTGGTACTTTAAATTCCATACAAGTTTCCATTGTTTCCCTGATGCTTTTTATATCATCATCTGAACTTATATCAAAACATAATTCATCATGAATTTGTACTTTGGGTAAGAATCCAGCCTCAAAACAACTTACAATTGCTTGTTTTGTCTGATCTGCAGCTGATCCTTGTATTAATCTATTCAATGCTTTGTAGGTAAATGCTCGTTTTATGTTTTGTCTGCCATATTTTGAGCATGCATTTTCAAATGTTTCAGGGGTATGGATGCCAAAATCTTTAGGTTCCCACATGTCAAATCGACACTTTCTGCCTTTTTTTGTCCGAATCACACCTTCATCATTTGCTTTTTTCATGCATCTATCCGATAATAGCTTCACAAATGGAACTTTACGATTATACTTGGATATTAGTGCCGATGCTTCTTCTGTGGACAATCCGAGTGACATACCTAGTTTATTTTTACCCATTCCATACATCAATCCTAAGCCTATTGTCTTGGCTTGTTTTCGCTCTATTCCTGCTAGATCTGCTACTGTTTGGTGAAAGTCGGTTTCTGAATTAGCGTAGGCCTCTACAAGTTCATTGGATCCTTCATATCCATCACCAATAGAGGCTGCATAATGTACTACCATTCTCGGTTCTTGTTGGCTGTAATCAAAACTTCCCCATCTACATCCTTTTTCAGGTAAGAAGAGTCCTCTGATTTTAGGTCCAAAATCTTTGTTACGTGCTGGTAACTGTTGAAGATTAGGATTAGCCATAGACAAACGGCCGCTAACAGTCCCACCACTGTCACTACGTAACTGATTGATCTCGCCATGTATTCTCCCATTGTGTTCATATTTTAAAATTGAGTCCAGGAATGTACCATGAAACTTGTTGATCTCTCTAGCCTGTGCTATATATTTTGAAATTTCGTGTTTCGAATTAGCTAACCAATTGGATGTAAAAGATGGCTCATGAGTTTTTTCAGTACGTGGATAGTCTATCCCTAATCTATCGTAGGCTTCGCCTATTTGTCGTGCTGCCCATATGTCTACTTCTCGTCCTGCTAGCTGTTTTATTTTTGAAAGATATTCTTTTTCCTGAGCCTGGAACTCTTTTTTTAGTTGATGAGCTTTATCTACATCAACCCTTACACCTTTCTCTCTCATCTTGATTAGAATAGGCAGTAATTTATTTTCTAAATTCCAAACTGTTTCTAGGTTTTGATTATGTAATTCTGGTTTGAATCTTTGCCATAGGAGGTACGTGAGACGTGCATCTTGTTCTGCGTAAAAACCTACATGTTCTGCAGGTAATCTCCACATTTCTGCCTTTGGATCTATGCCATGATCCTTTGCTGCTTCTTTTAAATCGTTTTCAGACTTCAGCTCACCAAGATAATCTTTTGCTAATGCATTCAAGCTGTAAGACCATCTATTTTCATCAATGACTCCTGCAGCTATCATTGTATCCACAATCTCTCCATTGACTTCAATACCCATTCTGTTCAACCAACCAACATCGTATTGTGCATTATGAAATATTTTTCTTGCAGGTAATTTACAAACATCTTTCATGTAATTCAAAACTTGTTGAGGTATCATGTTACCGCCACCTTCATGTTTGAATGGATAATACCCCTGCCAACCTTCCACAGCTACAGCAAAACCAATCACATAACCATTGCCAGTTGCCCAACCTGCGCCAAGCTTGTTATTTATACCTTCATCTCTTGTCTCTAAATCAATTGCAATCTCATCATAAGCACTTAAATCTTTATATTCTGATGGGCAAGACCATATGTGTTTCTTAAAATTAAATGTAAATTGTAAACCTGTCATTTCTTTTTCTCAAATACAAATTTTTCTCTCACTAATTTATTTAAGCTAGCCTTATTACTGAATGCATAAAGACATGCTTCATATCCATATGGAAATATTTCAAATTGTATTTCTTCAGCTGTGCCTTCTCTGTATGGATATATTTCTAATAAGAACTTATGGCTCTTAACCTTAATTTCTCTTCTGATTGTATTCATTTTTTATTTTGTAATTGCTTTAACCTAAGTATTTCTAAATCACAATAGTGTTTTATTTTTTCTAGATCTTGTATGCCTCCCTTTTTCAAGTATCTACATACGTACTTCACAACACATCCTTGAAAGAATGATAATGCATTCTTTGCAATAAATTCATATGGTTGAATTACAAATTTTGTATAATGGTTCCCACCTACCTGAGTGTATTGTGGAAATGCTTTGTTTAAATCATCTCTGTTTGTCATTGTATCTTCTCTGTTATGTATCTTTTTAATTCTTTATCTTGCACATTATCTGGTATCTCATTCTTAAAAAAAATCCTGTAGCTGTCGCTGCCATACTTGCCAATACCAAATAATTCTGTTGCATCCTTGCCGTCCCATTCAATGAAATCACATGTCATTCGCCATATTCTATTTGCTCTGACATTCTTCATGCCTAGATCTTTTAACATCTCAGCGATTGTATCTGTGTTCGATAATAATAGTTTCCATGCATTAGGAAACCTCTTAAAGAATCCTGGTAATACTTTCTTGACCTTTTTACGTCCTGTCTGATTCAAGCAGATGACAGCCACCATATGTTGCCACTTACCTTCTATCTGTTGCTGTACCATCAAATCATCTCTCATATTTTAAAAGATTGTAGGGTTTGTATTTTTGATTCTGCTAGAGCTATCTTATCAATTAACTTATCAACCTCTTCTAAATGTTGTGGATGATCACCAATCGCTACAGGTTTTTCCAAATAAATTTTTAATGTGGCTTCAGCTTCTGATATTTGCGCATTGTATCTATCTTCTAATGCATTGATTATCAAATTTCTAAAGTCCACACATACCTTCACATTCTTGATTAAATAAATCTAATTTTTCATCATCCTTAAACTTTACTTGGTCTAATGGAACGCATTGTCTGTGTACAAAGTTCTTTACCTTTGGATTATGCATACGCATCTTTTTATCAAATTCTACAGCAGATGCAAATTCTTTCGGTCTATTATCTCTCATATCTATCCAAAATTTGTCATCATGGAAAGGACAACCAATGCATGCACTTTTGACAGGTATTTTAAACCCCTTACCTTCGTACCATTTTAAACAATCAGTTCTAGACATCCTCTTATCAATCAATGGCCACACATTTTTTTGCCACCAAAACCTCGATGGTTTCATACGCATGATTTCATCAGTTGATATTCCTACCCATACTTCTACATGTTCGGTCTTTGGAAACCTTTGCCTTGGTTTTAATCCACACAGCTCTCTAATTTTTTTTGCAATTGGAGTAATTTTATATTCTCTTGTGCATTGTCTACGACCCATACCTTTCTTACCTTGTTCGTTTAAAGTATAAAATGGTGCAGAAGCAAATTGATTCCCGCCTGGTGCGAGAGCCGTGAGAATGTCATCTTGGATATTTCCCTTCTTCACTAGATACACCGGGTAACTTAGAATCGATTTAAGATACTCAAGATGTTGTATCACTGGTTCAGGTTCCCAACCTGTGTCAGCAAATATGGCTGCATCAGGTCTGACACCAAACTCTCCAGCATCTGCCATCAAGGCCATTGTAGAGCTCTGTACGCCTGCTCCAAGGCTTAGAATTCTCAGCTTAGGTTCTTTTTCCAAAACGTCTCCTTCCAAACAAAGTTCTCCAGCACCAACTTCTGCAAATGCTTATAAAAGTAAATATAACAGCTATATGAAAACTCTCCCATACAGTTGGATACATACCAAAGTATGGAAATATCCAGAGCTGTATTAGTGTTGATAGAATTAATCCGCTGCCAACATCAATGCAAGTTTCAAATAAATTTCTCATAAATTTTTTTCCCATCGGTGCTTCTGTACTGAGTGGACTTTCGGTTGCCATTCTCTGTTCTTTCTTGTTGTCCATCCCGTACCTTCTGCAAAAGATTTAGTTGTTCCCTGGTGCGTGTACCCTGCTGCTTTTAAACTTATCCCTGATTCAGTTTCTAAGGTATAAGTTATAATTTTTGTTCCACCCATTTCTTTCCATATCCTTGCACATGCCCCAT